GCAATATCAGGTTGATATTTTTGTACCTCTGCTAAATTTACTGCAAATTCAGATGTATTAGCCATTAGTCATCTTTCTTTTTGTTATCTTTTTTAGGCTTTAAAAGAGACATCTTTGGTTTATCTGCTACAGGTGTCCAACCTCTTAATGTCCATGTAGTTTTATTGGCTTCATAGTCAACTACACTTCTTTCGATAGTTTTATTTCCGTTAGTTAATTTCATAATTACCTTTCTGTTTAGCAAGGTGGGGAATTAACCCCACCTTTAATATTATACTATTATGATACTATGCTTGAATTAACATGTAATTCAACTCCGTAGCTATCATGGATTTCCCCAACTCCATATACTGCTGTGGCTACAAGTTCTGTACCTCGTAAACTTGCATCTCTTTGAGATTCAATTTTAAGGTCTTGCATCATTGCTATAGCTAAAGCATCTTTATGGAAAATACCAACTTTATAGTTTCCTGCTGTGCCTGTGTTTGGTAGGTTTGCTGACTCAAAGATTTGCATACCTGCAAGTCTACCAATATAGCCACTTCTTAATGCTTCATTAGAAATGTCTGTATCGATACCTGCAAAAGTATTAGTTAATCCTGATTTAAGGTCATAACCAACATGAGGGTGAACAACTGCATAACATTCGCTAGTGTCCAAACCATTTGCTCTAAGAACTGCACCTGCATTAAAGATAGTTGCAGGAGATAGAACTGTTGAAGAACTACCTGCTGTTACAGAAAAACCATCAAACAAAGCTAATAAATCTGTGTCTATTTTCTTTGCGATAGCATTACCAAACAATTGTCCGATATCTGCTGCAACATTTCTTGATGCACTATTTTTAGCAAGATCAGTAAGTGTTGTCATAATACCAACTTCTGAAGCTGTAATAGTTACAGAAGTAGGGTTAATAGCTGTGTTGGCTAAATCAGTTGCGTCTGCTACTGCTGCTGCTGCGACTGCTGCATATACAGGAACTTCAATTGATTTTCCACCACCTGCTATTGTGTAGTTTTTGACTAAATTCTTCATTAATGATTTTTCATTAACTACGAATTGAGCCTCTGCAATAATTTCGGTATATAATTCCGAAATGGTACTCGAGGTTGTTTCGTTTGCCATTTGTATATCCTTTCAAAGATATTATTTATTTATTTATATTCATAATCGTGGGTTTATTATCTCTTTGCCTTTTGTATTCAGCATAGATTTTCCTATCCTCAGGATTATTCATATCTAACTCCGAAATGTTTAAAGTCTTATTCGTATCTGACTTACCCACATTACTAACACTTCCACTCCCTGACGGAGTTGCTGCTTGAAAGTGTGCGTTCTGCGTTAAAAACTCTTTTACTGCCTCATCAACAGTTAATAGTTCACCCTGTGAGTTATATCTTGGTGTTTTATCTTTATCAAGTATTTCCACTCTACCATCTGCATTTAATTGAACATTATTTTTTAATAGTTCTTTTATTTGCTCAGGATTAATAGCACCATTGACTGAAGCTGAATTAATAAGCTGTTTATCAACTCTTTCATTTTTAAGTTCTTGCTCTAGTTTAGTAACTCTTTCTGTAAACTCTTGTGATTTCTTTTTAATCACTTCATCAAATTTACCTCTCTCTAATGCAAGTTCTTCTTCTTTCTTTGCTTTCTCTGCAATTGCAGACTTAGCATCATCAAGGTTTTCAATGCCCAACTCTTTTAACATTGATTGTTTTTGTCTTGCTAATCTTTCAGCAACTATTTTATCAATATCAGGTTGTTTTAATTGTGGTTGTTCTTGTTTAACTTCTTCTTGTTTAGTTTCTTCTACTATTGGTGTTTCCGTTACTTGCTCGTCAGCCATATTGACACTCCTTTGTGTTATGTGTTTATTAACCTTTAGTCTTATTTAAGTTAATCTTCAAGTAAATTTTCCCATTCAGGGTCGTAAGGAATAAAGCTATGTCTACATCTATATCCACCACGATTAACAAATGGGTCGCTACCTGACTTACCTTTCCACCTAGAACTCCATAAAGTTCTAGCTTCTTGTTCAGTAAATATTCTACTTTGATGCCTATTGCAAAAATCTCTTGTAGTTGCGATTGCTGTTCCTGTATACTTAAAAGAAGTAATACCTGCTTCATTTGCTTTGTATTTAGTAAACTGACCATCAAATTGCATAATACTATCGTGTGCTATTTGACTTGCATATTTCCTCATATTTTCACCTAAAATAGTATTGGCATATTTGCCGTTTAATTGTGTTTTAGCAATAGCCACTTTATTTAATATAGATTTATTATTTGAATATTTATTCTTAGCAACATAATCGACTAATCTATTAACTGCGTTCTCATCACTACTTTGGTATACACCATTAATTGCACCTCTAATTTCTTTGACCATTGCATTAAATGGCTTACCTGTAACTGCCGATTGATAAACATTATCAGCTATAACATTGAGAAATCTATTAGCTACTTCTTCAAATCCACTGAAAGACAAAAACTTTAAATTATTAATAGTGGTTAAATTAGCTTTAGTAAGTGATTTAAAATTTGCAGGTAATGGTAATGGTTTAATTAAGGCCTGATATTGCTTAACTATCTCATCATATTCACTAACTAATAATGTGGCTTCTTTTAAATAAGTTTGTTCAATAAGAGTTTTTAATGCAGGTCTTAGCTCTATTGCTAATTGTGTTGTAAGTGTAGGCGCACCACCAAGACTTTTTTGTAATTGTGCAATAATTTTATCTTCTAAGTTCTTTAGTGTTCCTATTATTCTTTCTTCGTGTTGGTCAGTTAGCCTTGTAATAAAATCTATTTTGGACATTCATTATATTTTAAAACCTTTTTTCCATGCTTGTAAACTCCAATAAGCAGGTGATAAGTTTTTTTGGCCTTTAACCATTTTTAAAACACCACCCATTCTAGCGTCAAATGATCTTTTTCTAGCAGGTATGCTTTTTTTTATGCTCATAGTCTTTGATCCAAAATTAACTTTTTTTACTCTGCCTGATGATCTATCTTTTACAAATACCTTAAACTTTTTTGTATCACCACGCATAGGTTTATTAAGTTTTACAGTTCTACCTTGATATTTAGCCATTAGTAACTAGAACTTTTAGTTTTTCTTTTTTTCTTTTTCATAGCAGAGTCTTTCATTAGTTTGCCATTTGGCATATAATGATAACCCTTTGGTGCTTTTTTCTTTTTAGCCATTACTTTTTACCTCTCGGTTTATATTTTTTAATCGCTTTAGATATAAATATGTTTTTATACAAACTAACCTTTTTGCCAAACTTTTTATCTGCTTGTTTTTTAGCTGATTTATAGGCCTTTGTTTTCTTATTAAAAGACTTAGGTTTGCCTAAAGATTTTGGTCTAGCTTTAGCATATATAGGTTTGGCTTTAGGCATTACTTCTTTTTCTTCTTTTTCTTTTTCTTCATAGAAGATTTAACCGGTGGTCTACCTTTTTTACTTCCGTATGTTCCTTTTCCTTGTGGCATGGCTATTCCTTTCTTTATTATTCTTGTACTTCTTCACCCTCGATTGAAGGCGTATTAAATTGACCGATCGGTGAAGCTTTTGCATCTATTTCATTATCAATAGCTGTAATCTGTTCGTCATCATCTACTACTGCTCTAGCAATTTGTTTATCAATCTCTTTAGCAAATGTTTCTGATTGTACTCCTGATGCTTTTGCTCTTTGTAAGAACTCTAAATCACTTGCAAAATCTCTTAGGTCAAATGACTCAGGGTAAACAATCTCACCATCAAATACTTTATTCTGCCACTTAGCAAACAATCTCCATATCTGTTCTTCTGCATTTTCTAAGTAATCAGCTTTCTCACTAAGTCTTGCATTTAATAGCTGAAATTCTGTCTGTAATGCTATGCCACTTTGCACTCTATCTGTGCTTGATCTAACTGCACCCATGTGTGTAATTCTATTAATAGCTTCTACCTTCATGTTTATATTGTTCATAATGCTGTCTAATGACTGTGAACTTGGCTGTATAATATAAGGTTTTAAGTTAGGGTCTAAATCTTCAGGCATTTCTATAATACTACCTGCTCCTGCACTAGCTTCTACATTAGGTGTTTTTACTAATGATGGGTGATTAGATAATCTAATTAGCTGTTCCATCTCAGAATAGTCGTTGTAGATAGACTGTTGCAATTCTGCAACATCATTGAGGTCAGACATACCAATGCCTCTTTTTTGTGATTTCTGATTGTATAAAACAACAGCAGGTATTTCACCTAGAGCATTAGGTACTTCATCTAATAATATAGGCTTCGTTACTGCATATTCTTTTTTAAAGTCGTTTATTCTGTATGTGCTAATATCTTCTAATGACCAAACCTTAATAATTGCGTCATCATCTAATAAATCTTCTAATAATGTTAATGATGTAAGATAAAATCTACCATTAGCTAATCTTTCATACTTCCAATTTAATACATTCTCAGGAGTATAAATACTCATGTATGGTCTGATATCTTGCTGTAGTTCTTCTGCTCTTGTGCCTGTTATTACATTAGGCTTATCAATAATACCCCAACAAGTACCATAGATACTTGCGTTGACTTGCATTTCTCTAATGATGTTATTAAAACTTCTACCATCTAAATCTGCATCATTTATAAATGATTGTAGTTCTACATCTCCATTCATAGAACCATAATCTCTTGTAGGTGGAACTCTAAATAAGAATGATGAATAAATCTGAACTACATTCTTACAATGATTATCAATTGGTGTGTTACTTGCTCTCTTACTGTATTCTTCGTCTGACTCTAATGTATATCTATTTAATAGAAAACCATTTTGGTAATCCTGTCCACCAAGAAAAGAACGCAAATGAAAGTTCCAATCATGAAACTTTTCATCATAATTTATATGTCTTTCAGTTAAAAAATCTCTTGTATAACTAGCCATTATGACCACCTCTTAGGTCTTGTTGGTGTAAAGTTTCTGCGTAATGGGTATAAATATTCTATCATGTAACCTAATGCGTCATTAAAGTGGTCAAACCCACTATCCTTATCAGGAAGTGTAGTTCCCTCTTTATAAATTTGCCTCTCTAAACTCTTTATACTATTTTTACAACTATTGGCAATAAATAAACTAAAATTACCATTTGCATTTTTTAATTTTGTGTTAACGCTATTTACTCTATCTCTTATTGATGGGTGATTGTTTCTTACTCTAATAGTAAATCCTGCATTTTTTAATATACTTAAATCTGTCACACCACCTGCTGAAGTCTTTCTTTGTTTACTTGCAGGGTCAGGATATACAATAATATTATAACCCTTATATCTGTTTTGTATTTCTTCTGCCATTTCTTGTGTGTTACTAGAATAGATTTGTATTTCATCATAAATAAAAACATTATCCTCTTTAATCTCTGAGATAACACATACCATAGGATCGATATTAAAGTCCATACCTACATGTATTGTTTTTGTTTCAGGAATATAATTATCAATAACTGTATTGTCTCTATTAAAGTTATAATAGATTTGTCCTGCATAATTAACAAATGACGCTAAATATTCTTGCTCAAAGGTTCTTTCATCTAAATCATTTCTTGCCTGTTCAATCTCATTAGCTGATACTTGACCACCTTCTAATGTAGTATATTTAAAACTTGACCAATCTTTATTGTCTTGGCTTTTAGTAAATAAATCATAACTCCAATTACCTCTACCCTTTGGTGTTCCTGTAAATAAAGCACTACCATTTCTATCTGATAAAGTAGGCCTTAATACTTCATACCAAGCATAATCTTTAATATCTGCAAATTCATCTAATACTAAAAAATCTAAACCAACACCTCTTAGTGATTGCTCATTATCTGCACCTCTTAGTGATATTGTTGAGCCATTCTTTAAATTAATACTAAGGTCAGAACCATTAACAGAACTCACCCATTTATGTTTATACATTCTATCAAGTAGGTCTTGCCACACTATACCTTTAGCCATTCTATAAGATGGAGCAACATACCAACATTTCTTTTTAGGATATCTAGCAAATCTTGCTAATTCGTTAATAGCTAAAAATGTTTTACCAAACCTTCTACCTGATATCAGTACTCTAAATCTTGCAGTATCTTCTATAACTTCTTTTTGTGGTTTGGTTAAACCCATTAATCATAAGACCATGGTAATGGTTGGTTATCTTCGCTTGTTTCAAGTTTATCTTTTTGGCCTAACATCTGCTTACCTAACCATATTAACATAGTTGTATTTCCTGTTTGGCACTTTTCCCATTGCATTCTTCGTAATGACATTTTTCCCTTATCTCTGCCCTTTTTTAAGTACTCGGAAAAATTATCTGCTAAAGTGTCTGAATGACAGCCTACAATGGTTGATATTTCTTCATTTGTGCAGAAAATACTTGCTAATTTTTCAATCATATTAATATCTAGTTCTTTTTTAGGTCTACCGACCTTCTTCTTTTCTTTTTCCATTTTTATTTCCTCTTTGAGCCGAGTGTGGCTTTTGTTTATTTTTCATACCATAATATAATATTATTTGCCAATACTTTACTATCTTCAATAGAATTTAAAGTGTGATTTTCTATGCTATTATTAAATGCTTTTTTAATGTTTGCAATTTTTGTTGCTCTACCTTTAATAAATTTATCTGATTGATTATCATTCCTTTCGTTATGCCTTCTTTCTAACTCTATATCTGTTTGGTTTAAAATAATTATTCTTAGTTTGTAAATAGCATTAAGATGCGTTAAATTTTTTAATGTGAATAATCTATCGCCCTCAAATAATAAATTCCTATTATTTTTTTCTGCGTATATTAAAAAATGTGGGTTAACTGCCATAGATAATTTATCAGTTCCCTTAAAAATATCTGTATTATTATATAATCCTAATAATGCTAAATTTTTGTTTTTATCATAATGACCTCTAAGTAGGCCAAACTTTAGTGCAGTTGTATTTAATCTTTCATAAATTAATTGCATTAAAGTTGTTTTGCCACTTGCAGGAAGGCCTCCAATAGCTAAACATTTCATTTATATTTGATTCTTTGTAATTCTTCTTTTGCACTTCCACAATCTGTCATTTTTTTTCTAAAGTAACATACTATAGATATTCTTTCATAAGGTCTGTCAGCAACTATTGCAGTGTTTGCATGGAGTTCATGCACATCAAATAAAGCTAAATCACAGTTTCGCACATTAACTGCTACACCATACTTTGGAATAACAGTATATCCCCCACTATATTTTCCTGTTTCTAATACAGCTAAATTTCCAAACCCCTCAAACAAATCACCATTATCATAATGACAAGCAGTTCTAAAATTTTTATTAACTGTTACAGTTGTAAATACTGTATTTTGTATTCTAAAATCTTCATGCGTTTTATCCCATTCATTTTTTTGATTTTGCCATCTGTCAGGTAAATGTTCTTTAAATAATTTAGAAATATATTGTATATACGGAACTGCTTTTTTATATGTATCAAAATGTTTATATGTAAATTCCGTTGTACGACAATAGGGTATTCTCGTATATCTATCAGAAAAACCAATTATACTTGAATTTACTTGTTTTGCTTTTGGTGAATTAGATAATGTTCCATCTTTTTTTAACGGAATAAACCTATTGCCACTTAATAATTTTCCAACAGTCATTCCATCAATTACATCACCTATTTTAGCGTTCAAAGGACCTGCTGCTTTTCCACGATTGTTTGATTTGTTAACTGCTTTTTTTAAAGAATAATAAGCACTTTCTGCAATGTTACTTGGTATACAATTTTTAATAAAAACTGCTATTGGCTTACCTTCTTCGTTATAAGCAATAGTATCTTCCTCTAATAAATAATCTATATAACTTTCATCAATATAATTACCCTCTAAATTTTTTAATTGTTCGTCTGTTAATTTACGAGGTAAGATTATTTTTTTCATTTTGTATCGCTGTAAATACAGTATCAGTCATATTGTCTGTACCATATTCTTTTTGTAAAAATTCAACCATTGCTTTAAATGCAGGTTCTGTTTCTGAATTTAAAAATAACTGTACCATTCTAACTTGTGATGGTGGAGCTTCTATACCATCACCAATATCTTCTACTAAATCATTAGGAGCGTCAAACTTTGGCTCAAATGTAATTATTTTTTCTAATTCTTCTTCACCAAATCCTAAACTTAACAGGTCATAATTAATATCAAGTAAATCGGTAAATTCTGTATTTAATTTATTATAATCCCATTTACTATCCTCGCTTAACCTATTATCAGCTATACGATATGCTTTTGCTTTTGCAGGGGATATGTCTGCAATTAAAACAGGTACAGTACTAAGGCCTAACTTTTGACTAGCACCAAATCTAGTATGGCCAACTATTATAACCATATTCTTATCAACAACTATGGGTTGTTGGAATCCAAAGTCTTTTATAGATTGTGCAACCTTATCTACATTTAAATTTTTTCTAGGGTTTTTTTCGTATGGAATTAAATCCTCTATGTTTATTTGTTGTATATTCATTAATGATATGTAATTAAATTTTCATCTACCCTATATAATCCTAGTTCACTTAAAATTTCATCTATCAATGCTTCAGCTTGTTTTTTATCAGGGAAATTGGCAAATTTCAAGATAGCAGAATGGCTTCCATCTTTTTCTTCTATAATAATAAAGTTTTGAGTGACTTCCTCATTCTTCATACCTTAATTGGTACATTAGATATTATAATTTAACAATAATAAATAATCTTAATTTCTTATCTTTGTGCCACTGTTCCACGCCTATATCTTTGGTACAATGGTACAAGAAAA